TTCAAGAAGCTCAATCTGAGCAGTCGGAAGATTTTTGGTTCTTAAGTATATGAAAGGAATGCCACTATATAACCACGACGATTTCATAAGGGCTTATTATAATGCCTTACCATTTCATGATAAGTACGAAGATGCTTATTGGTATTGTGAAGAAATGTATAAAAAAAGATACGGTTCGTATAAATATTCTAGCTACGGAGTCTTTAGGGCTACGCTTTCTAGATGGGTAAAATGTAACACCATATAAATTAACTTAAATTAATATTGCATCGATGGGTATTCTATCAAACCTTTTTAAAACAAACAAAAGATCAAGCTTAAGCGCTCCTAGTGATTGGCTAATTAAAAGCTTATCCTCGCTTTTTGGTCAACAGACCACTAGCGGACAGAGCGTAAATGCTGAATCGGCTATGTCTATAGCTTCGGTTCATGCTTGTGTTCGAGTTATATCTGATGGAGTTGCCGGTTTAGACCTAAAATTATATTATGAGGATGAGGATAACCGCAAGCAAGTCTATAGTCATTATAGCAATGTTGTTTGTAACGAGCCTAATAGCTACCAAACAAAGTTCGATTTCTTTAAGTGGATGGTTAGTCAGCTTGTGTTACAAGGCAATGCTTATGCTTTTATCAATCGCGATAGTAGGTTTATACCTACCGAGATGCATCCTATACAGACGAATAACGTCACGCCTTACATGGTAGATGGCGAATTGTTTTATAAGGTACAACAAGAAGGATTCCCTAATTTGGTTTCTGCTGTAGATATGTTACATTTTAAAGGACTATCTATGGAGAATGTTTTAAAGGGCAAATCGCCAATTCAAGTTCATGCTGAAACACTGGGTATTGATTTAGCAGCGATAAAGAGCAGCGCTGCTGTCTACAAAAATGGAACATTGAAGTTTTTGTTGAAATCTGCTGGTAAAATTGACGAAGCTCAAGCTAATCCATTAAGACAGTCATTAGATGATGTTATTGATGGAAATAGAAGATCTACTGTACTTCCAAGCGGGGTTGAGATGGAAAAACTCAGCTTATCTCCTCAAGAAGCTCAATATTTAGAGTCAAGATCATTTAGTGCTGAAGAGATTGCGCGTATTTTTGGTGTTCCAGCATCAATGATTGGAGCAAAAGACGGAATTAAATCATCTGTAGAGCAAGATTATCAAGATTTCTATGCTCGTACACTTATGGCTTATTGTAAGAATATAGAGCAAGAATTACACAGAAAACTACTACAAGAGATAGATAAGCCTTATTACTATTATAAATTTAACTTTAATAGCCTATTGAGGGCCAGCGCCAATGATCGCGCAGATTTTTATAATAAAGGAATCAGAGGCGGTTGGCTCTCTCCTAACGAAGCTAGAGCTTTTGAAGATGCTAATGGTTTTGATGGTGGAGATAAGTATTACGCTGAAGGTAATTTAATACCTCAAGAGCAATTTGGTGAGTTTATGGATGCGAAGATTGCGCATTTAATGAGTCAGGTAAATAAAATTAACAATCCACATGGAAATAATTAAAAGAGCGATAGGGCAAATTAACTACAGATCCGAAGGCGAAGGGATGCCTGAGGAGTTTGGTGGTATTGCTGCTGTTGTAAATTCCACTACGGACTTGCGTTTTTTCGAGGAGCGCATCGAACCGGGTGCATTTGAAAATGTATTAGAAGATGATGTACGAGTATTATTCAACCACGATGCAGATGCCATCTTGGGAAGAACAAAGTCAAACACAGCTCGTGTATGGGTTAACGGAGATGGCAACCTCGAATACACTTGGAAGCCAGACTACGAAAATCCATTACACAAGCAAGTAGCAAGAAGTATTATGCGTGGGGATATCACGCAGAGTAGCTTTGCTTTTACTATTGAGGATTACACTTGGGAGAAAAGCGATAAGTACGGAGATAATTCTACTCACGTTATTCGTAAGATAAAAGAGTTGATGGATGTATCACCAGTAACCTACCCAGCTTACCAAGATACTATTTCTGAAGCTAGAAGCATTTTAAGAACTAAGCCAGATAGTTACACAGATTATCCTGAAGCTGCTTCAAATAATGCTCAAAGAGCTTTAGATTGGGCTGAAGAGAATGGCTGGGGAGATTGCGGAACAGATGTTGGGAAAAAAAGAGCAGCACAATTAGCCAATAAAGAGCCATTATCAAGAGATACTATTGCTAGAATGTCTGCATTTAAGCGCCATCAGCAAAACAAAGATGTACCTTACGACGAGGGTTGTGGGGGACTTATGTGGGATGCATGGGGTGGAGATGCCGGTATTGAATGGGCTGCACGTAAATTAAAAGAAATTGACGGAGTAAAAGAAGAGAAGAGTAACGATCACGAACTAATAAACATAGTTAAAACCAAATATAAATAAACCATGAAAATTAAAGCCTTACATGAGGAAAAAGGCCGTTTGATTGATGAATTGAACGCCCTACAAAACAGCATCAACACTGAAGAGCGTTCGATGACTGAAGACGAAAAAAAGCGTTTCAACGATATCGATGCTCGTTTAGAGTCTATCGGTTCTGAAGTTGAAACATTAGAGAAATTGCAAAAGCGTGCTGCTGAAAAAGCTGCTGCTGCTCCGGTTTTCGGTGCTGCTTCTACTAGCGAGAAGAAAGAGCGTAGCGAAATGGCATCTAAGTACAGCTTCAAGCGTGCGGTTGAGCAAGCTGCTAGCGGAAGACGCGATGGCGTTGAGTACGAAATGCACAGAGAGGCTGCTGAAGAGTTTCAGCGTGCTGGTGTATCTGTAAGCGCTCACAGCTTATTGATTCCTTCTGACGCATTCAAGCGTGACATGACCGCAACTGGTGGAACTAATGGTTCTGAAGGTGGTGTAAACGTAGCTACTGAAGTTGGAAGTATCATTGACGTATTGTTGCCAAACACTGTTTTAGATGGTCTTGGAGTAACTCGTTTTGATAACCTTACTGGAAATCTTGACCTTCCAAAGGCTAGCACTCAGCCAGCTGCTGGATGGAACACTGAGAACGGAACTGCTACTGAGAAAAGCCCAGCTTTCTCTAAAGTGACTTTTTCTCCAAAGCGTTTGGCTTCTTACATCCAAGTTTCTAACCAGTTACTTAATCAGTCTTCTAATAGCATCGATGCTTACGTTCGTAACTATCTTGCTCAATCTATGGCTCAAGAGTTGGAAAAAGCTGCGATCAAAGGTGGTGGAACTAACGAGCCGGTTGGTATCATTGGCAACTCTTCTACTAACGTAATCTTCGCTGGTGGAGCTGCTACTAACTCTGTTAACGCTAACGGTGCTGCTATCGTTTGGGCTGACGTTGTTAACGCAATGAAAGAAGTTGAGGCTGACAACGCAATGGGTCAAGCTTACTTGACTAACCCATTAGTTAAGGCTGCTATGCAGACTACTGCTCGTCAAGCTTCTGGTGTTGAAGGTAACTTCATCCTTCAGAGTGGTATGGGTGAGTTGAATGGTTACAACATGGCTGTTACAACTAACGTACCTAGCGACCTTTCTAAAGGTTCTGCTACTGACTTATCTGCTCTTATCTTTGGAGATTTCAGCAAACTTGCTATCGCTTCTTGGGGTGGTATGGAGTTGACTGTTGATCCTTATAGCGGAGCAACTGCTGGTTTAACCAACATGATATTGAATGCTTACATCGACGTAAACTTGCTTCACCCTGAGGCGTTTGCAGTATGTAAGGATATCGATGCCTAAACCAAAATAACCCGTACGGGGGTCAAGCCGTATGCCTAGGGTCACTTAATTGCTGGCCCTAGGATCTAATTATGAAAGTGAAATTTATAAAGTTTCCAATTGCGTTCAACTTGTCTTACAATGTTGGAGATGTAGCAGAAATAGACGATAAGCAAGCTAAATTGCTATTGGAAGAAGGCTATTGCGAAGAAATTAAAAAAGCACCAGCTAAAAAAACAACAGCTAAGAAGAAATGATTACCGGTAAGCGCATAGTATCACGAGCTAACTCTGATACTGATTACATATCTGTTGCCGATGCTAAAACACACCTAAGGGTGACTAGTAGTGCTGACGATGCATATATATCGACTCTTATATCGATGAGTTTAGATATGGCTAGTCATTATGTTGGCTATGAGGTACGAGAAAGTATAGTGCGCTATGGTTTTGAAGAATTGGTTGGTCAACCAGCCACAATAAATCCTTTAAATGGAACGCCAATATTGATTGGTAATTACATTAGAGTTCCTTCTAGAGTTATTGATGTTGAAGAAGTTTATTATGTAAGTAGCGACAACGCTCTTACTGTTTTTACTGATTGGATTGATGAGCCTGAGCCTCTATCTAATTTTGGTATTGACATATACTTAAATAGCTTGCCTTCTGACTTGACTGATGCTGAAACAAAATATGTTGTAGAAGTAACAGAGGGTTTTGGCACTAACGATTTTGATGCATCTCTGAAAATGGCTTGTATGCTTATGATAGCGCAGTATTACGATAATAGACAAAATATAATCGTAGGGGCTAATGTGACTGAAATGCCAAAAAATAGCGAATTCTTGTTAGATAAGCATAAAATAAGCACATTCGCATAATGAATGCTGGCAGATTTGATACATTGGTAGAATTATGGCGCTATACAAGCGCTCAAAATGCATATGGCGAAGCTATAAAGACTTGGACAAAAAATAGTGATTTGTACGCTAGAATTGATTACAATCAAGGTTCTGAGGATGTAAATGCAGATAAATGGGAGAATAAGCAGAATTTAACTATATATGTTAGGTATATGGCTATGACTGTTAAAGATAGAATTAGGCATGACGGAGAAGATTACAATATAATAGCGATTAGCGAGATTGATCGTAAGATGTATCTAAAATTACAATGTGTAAGCAGTGAATGATTTTAAGAAACTAGTCAAGGACTTGCAGAAAATCGAGAAGCTACCTAGTAGAGAAATAAAAGAGAAGGTATTGCTTATAGAGGGGGATAAATTATCTGACCAATTAAGATTTGCTGCTCCGGCTGAGTTTATAAGAAGGGACATAGCAGCCATAGATAAGGGTGCAAAATACCCTTCATCTGTAATGGTTGGTATAGATTACTCTGAAGGCGCAAACGCTAACTTGGCTTATGCATTTGAATACGGAACGGTAGATCGTTACACTAAGGCCGGGTATTATAGAGGTATGCTCAAACCAGCGCCATTCTTTAGGCCAGTGGTTGATGCCAATAGAAAGCAAATTGTAACGAATATACTAAAAGGAATAAGTAAAATTGTAGAAAACAAATTAAAACAAAAATAATATGGCTACTACTGGATTGGTAAACGGAACTCTGATTGCCTTATACAAGGATGTATCGGGAACATTAACCAAGGTCGCAAACTTAACAAGTACCGATTTTGAGTTAACAAAAGACACCATCGATGCGACAAACAAAGATGGAGGTAATTACAAAGAATTTTTAGTTGGATTGTCTTCTTGGACAATGTCTGCTGAAGGTATTTTTGAGGAGGATGGATCAACAACTGGTCACTCTCCTAAAGACCTATTGGATGACATTATCGCTGGTGCAGAAATCACTGTTGTTATGACTTCTAATGTATCTGGAGATATAAAGTTGTCTGGATCAGCTGTAATGACTAGTTTTGCATGGAATGCTCCAGTTAATGACGTTTCTACGTTCTCTTGCTCTTTGCAAGGTTCTGGGTCATTAACAGTGGGAGTTGTTACTCCTTAATAATACTTGTTTTTATATTCATTTGATTGAGTTAAGGGGGCTTCGGCCTCCTTTTCTTTTTTGTTGTATATTTGCCATATGAATATTAAAATTAACGGCCAAGAATATCCGATGTTCTTTTCAATGCTTACAATTGAGCGCATCATGGCTGAAAACAAGATGATGGATTTTGACGCCTTGCAAGAGAACCAAGACATGGCACAATCTATGAAGTTTGCACGTGATTGCGCATTTTTTGGGATTGCAAGCGGCATGAAAAAAGAAAGCAAGAAAAGCCCATTTCATTCAAGCGAGGAGATAGCAGAAGCTATTAGTTCTTTTGAAGAATTGCAGCCAGCTATTGATGGATTTACGCAAAGCGTTACCGGTTTTTTTCAACCGAAGGGAGCAGCCAAAGCGAAGAAGTAGGGGCTTCCGAGCCGCTTAGTTGGCTTAAAATAAAGCAGATTGCATTTGGTGAATTGGGGATGACCCCGGATTGCCTAGATATTTATTTGCCTGAGTATTTTAGAATAAAGCTTGAAGGGCTTAGAAATGCTCAAACACAACAATTTAGAAATGATTGGGAGCGAACTAGATGGCTTGCTACAATTATTTTATCTCCTCATGCAAAAAAAGGTAGAGCTATTAAGCCAAAGGATCTCATAACTTTTGAATGGGAGAAAACCGAATTGAATGTTGTAGAAGTTGTAACAAAATATAAGCACGTTTTTGATAAATTGCGACCATGAAGGCGATTAAGGCCGTTTACTTCCTACTATCCGAAGACGAAAGCATTACAGCCAGTATATACCCTCAGAGGATACCTGAGGGTTCTTCTTTACCAGCTATTGTCCTATCGCAGATTTCTAGGGTATCTAACGATACTAAAAAAGAATATAGCAAAAGCGACGAATCTAGAGTGCAGATTACTATTGTTTCTGAAACAGCTACCGCTGCCTATGAATTAGCTGATTCGGTCAGGGATGTAATGAACGCTACTGTACCAAATACGTTTAATAGTGTTTTAGTTCAAAATATATCTTTTCAAAACGAGATAACGGACGAAGATGATGACGCGGACGAGCAAGGTTTATTTATGGTTGTTCAAGACTACTTAATAATGTACGCAAATGTTTAAGGAATTAAAAGTAATATTATCCGCTTCCATACAAAAATTAAAGCAAGGCATGAAAAATGCCATTGGCGTTGTAAGTGGTGGAGAAAGAAAAATAAAGCAGTCTGCTGATAAGATAAACCAAAGCATGAATAATGCGTTTGGTAAAGATTTAAGAGGGAATATCGATGGTATAAATTTTGAATTAAATGAAACTAAGCAATTACTAGTTGAACAAAGGCAAGCCTTAAAAGAATTAGAAAAAGAACAAAGCAAAGTAGTTAAGGATGGTAAAAGATACAAACAGCTAACCAACTCTATTAGGGATCAAAAGCAAGAAATTGGAGAAACCACCAATAGGCTTGCTGCTATGAATGCTGAACTTCGTAAAAACAAAACCAATCTAGCTAACTCTCGATTAGCAGCGGAAGACAATCAGTCGGCCCTTGAGTCTATGTCAAGGACGCTCACGGCTGTTACCGGTGCGGTATTGCTTATGGATTCTGAAAACGAATCACTACGTAATACTATGAAGGTTTTGAACGTAGCCTTTGCTGCTACCAATGCTGTTGTTTCGATTAACAACCTTAGGCTTAGGGAGAACCAGTTGTTCTTAAAGGCGAGTGCTGCGGCTAGTTCTTTATTTAGCAAAGCTACTAAGACGGCTGCTGGGAGTGTTAGTATTTTAAAGTCTTCATTATCTGCCTTAGGTATTGGTGCATTAGTAACTGGATTAGGATATTTAATTAATGGATATTTAGAATCATCAAGTGCAGCTAAAAAATTAGCTGATGAGCAAAAAGAATTAAGGGATATACAAAAAGATGCAGTTAGTAATTATTCAAAAGAGGTAAATGAAATAACATCTTTGAAAAGCATCATAGATGATAATAACAAATCCCTAACAGAAAAAAAATCAGCTTACCGTGATTTACAAAAATTAGTACCATCATTAACTAATTTAACATTAGCTCAAGCTAAGTCTACTGGTGAATTAACAAATCAAACGTATTTACAAATTGAAGCTATAAAGGCTAGAACCAAAGCAGAAGCTTTTTCAGCTATTTTGTCAAAAAAACAAGCCGAATTATTTGATTTGCAAAATGCCCCACTAGAAGAAAGTTTAACTTTTTTAGATAAAGCTCAAAACTTGCTATTGGCTAGTAGCAAATTAAGCTTGGCGGCAAATGGTAACTTACAAGATAATTTAAATAAATCTAAAGCCAAAACTAGGGTTGAAGAAAGGACTTTACAGCTACAAAATCTTATAACTAAGCTCACTAAAGAATATGAAAAATCTTTAGAAAGTTCTTTAAAATTTGAAGGAAAAATATTTAACTTTTCACAAGCTACTGCTAAATCAAAAGAAAAACAATCTAAAACTGCAAAACAAGCAGTTAATGAAATATCTAAGTCACTAATTGCAGAAGAAAGGTTAAGGGCAGAGCAAGAGAAGAAATTCTTAAAAACAGAAGAAGAAAAAGAAAGGGCTGCTATTGCTTCCGAGGAAAGGATTTTAGCTATAAAGAGATCAAGCATATTGCAAGTTGCTCAAGCTCAAAATCTAAGTGCTAGCCAAGTCACTGAGTTATTGAGAAATCAAACTCTTGAAGAAATAAAATTACAGAATAGCAAGAGCGCTAGATTACAAGTTGCAAGGGACAAGGATACAAATGCCGCTGTAGCTAATGAGAAGTTAAAGTACGATCAAACCAAAGAGGCTTTAGAGGGTTCTTTGGCTTTAGAGGATAGAATAACACAAAAATCGTTAGCAAATTTAGCTCAGGCTTATAACGATGGTTTAATTGATCAAGAAACATACGAGTTAGCAAAACTTGAATTGCATCTTGAGGGTTTGATGGCTAGGAAGAAAACCTTGATTGCATTTGGAGAAGACATAGCGAAGATAGAGCAACAAATAGCCGATACACAATTAAAAATACAGAAAAAGTCGAATAGTGATATTGTAAATTTATCTCAACAAACAGCTGTTGATATTGGCCAAGTAGTATCTAGAGAATTCGCAAAAGTAGGTCGAGATATTGCCGATGCTCTGAGTGATGCTTTTTCTTCAGCTTTTGAAGAAACTTCCGAAATGGCTGCATTGGATATTGAAATTCTTAAAAAACAAAACGAGGATCTTCGATACACAATGCAAGACGCTACTAAAAGTCAATTAGAGCAATTGCAAGCCAAAAAACAGTTAATGGAGAATGAGGCTAAGATAATGGAGCAAAGCCAATCTTCTCTTCAATCTATTAATGAAGCATTTTTAACTTCATTAGCAAGTTTCTTAGAGGCTATAGGTAAAGGCTTATTTGCTGCTGCTGCTGCAAAAATAGCGTTAGACAATTTAGCAGCAGATCCATTTACTGCATTAATAGCTGGTACTGCGGCAATTGCTGCTGCTGCATTTGTTAGGTCTAGGATAAATGAAGGGGTTGCTTTCGCGGATGGAGGTATTGTTAGCGGGCCTACGCTTGGTCTTGTTGGTGAGTATCCGGGAGCAAGCACAAATCCTGAGGTTATTGCCCCATTGGATAAATTAAAAAGCATGATTGGTGGAGGTATGGGTGAAGGTGGCTATATTGCGGAAACAAAAGTTAGCGGTAGAGATTTAGCGCTTGTATTGTCAAGATACGAAAAAGATAGAACCAGAGGATAATGCGCAGATATATAGGTAAGACCAACACAATAAGTGGTAACTCGTATGAGGTAGAGATATGGGAAGAGCCGGGAGTATCAACTAGGCAATATGTAGCTAGGGTAGAGGCTGATGGAGGTATAGTTGAGGGCTTAGATTGCTTAAATACAGCATTAGGCAGCAAAGATTTGCCGATGGCTGGGCAAGGATTTGTTTTAGATTACGAGGGCGAAGGAAATAAGCTATGGGAAAACCCTATAATGCAATCAAGAATCCAAGCGCAATTTGCAGTTTCTGACACTGAAGACCACACCTTCTTCCAGACATTGGCTGTTGGAAATGAGGGCGATTGCGCAATAGTAGTATACAAAAATAGCGAATTGTTTTACGTTGGGCGTATTATACCGGATGGTATGCAATACGAACGAAGACCAGAAAAAAATTCTGTTTACACAATAACAGCAGTAGACGGCCTAGCGTTGTTGGATAAGTTTAAAGTAGAGTATGATTGGTTTGATAGCGCAACAGAAAGAATTAGTATTTTAGAACTAGTAAGGCAGTCTTTAGCAAAAACATCTATACCTGATTATTATGAAGCATTAGGAAGAGAGGGTAATTATTTAGTAGATGCTTCACAAGATTTTCCTACCGGAGATTTCGATAGGCTTAATAAGTTAGAAATAAACATGAGTAGCGCCATAGGTGATTTAACATCATTTATGGATCAAAATACGTTAGAGCCAGATGAGAATTTATTTATAGATTCCAAAGAAGCAATAGAAAGATTATTAAGAATGGTGTATTCTAGGATGATATATACTAATAGTAGATATTATATATATGACCCTATTGATTATGCAGAAAAGGCCCAAACCATATCAGTAGAATACGGAACAGATGGTACTCAAACTGGAAAAATATCTACACTTCCTCAATATTTAATTGGCAATGACAGTAGGCCTTGTTTTGAGGCATTCCCAATACTAACACATCAGCCAGCTGTAAGAGAAATTAAACAGACGTTTACTCGTCAAGCGATAAATAGATTAATTCGACCTTTTAACCTTCAAGCGGCTTCGGCTATGACCTTGTCAACGCCTACTATTGGATATGTTGCCGGAGAAGAAAGGGAGTTAATAGTAAAGGCAATTTTAAAGTTTTATTCAATCGCGTCTACAACGCCACCGCCTCAGCAATATGCAGAAATTAACTTTAGAATTTATGTAGACGATCCATCTTTTGGTTATAGATACTACGATTATCAAAATCAAACATGGACTGGATTTCAATCTACAATACCAGCATACGAAAGGGTTAGATGTGAAGTAATAGACTATCAGAAAAAAGGATCGCAAATAGCTCAATTTACCTTAGATTTTGTAAGAAACTTCATACCTCCAGCCGGGGGAGAGAATGTAGTAATTGATATATCTCTAGGTAAATTATCATGGAATTGGACAACTGGAACTACAAGAGGTCTACTTAATTTGCATGGCTGCTTGTATATGTACGAAAAAGACAGTGCGCCAATGACTGTTCGTAATTACTTAGATCCAGCATTGTTATTAAACCCTACTGAATCTTATGATTTTCAGACTGTTTATGGCTATGAATTTACATTAAACTCGTTAAAGGGGATAGGGACTATATGGAATGCAGACACAAGTACCCCATCAAACATAACAGCCTCTACATGGGCTACAAGACAATTGGCTTGCTATGTAGAAGCTCCTAAAGTCGCAAGTGCAACATTGGTAGATGACGGAGATTATTACCCAATCTTAACACCTCAGTTTGATTCTGAAAGCTATACTTTTAATGGCGGTACTTTTAATGCCCAAAGCGAAACTTGGGATTTTGAGATATTAAAAATCACACAAGACGTTGCAGCTATACAAAGTGACGAGTTAGATTTTGTAGATACAGCCGGAGGAGATGGCCAACAAAATGACGCAATAGGTAGAATAATACAAGAAACTAGTCTACTCCGCGACTCAGTCAGCAACTTCGACACATCGCTACCTACAGACATCATGAGGCTATCCCCGGACACGCCAACCACGCAGCCAACCATAGATACGTACTTTAATCCGGTTATAGTTTATGATGCGACAGACGAGGTTCTTGAGTGGAACGTGCAAGAGATGGGTAAAGTTCAGTCATTGACTGGG